TAAGATTCATTACCTATTTTTATAAATAAAAACTGTTGATTCATCTCTAATAAGATTCATTACCTATTTTTATAAATAAAAACTGTTGATTCATCTCTAATAAGATTCATTAATTTTTGTTTAAAAAAAATTGAATATAATACATTATATGTGTATATACCAAAAATATATGTATAATATAAAAATGTCACATATCGATTTAATTTCTATGGATAAATTTTATGAAGTTGGAATGAATAAATATGTAAATAAACTTCATAATAAAATATTTTTAAATAATATTCAGAATATTTCTGATAAATTATATAATATCTGTTATGATGTTATAACAAATAAAAAAGTAAATATACTTGAATTTGAATATGTATTGGGTAATATTATCAATAATAATATTAATCCTTATGAAATATTATTTAATGTTTTTAAAAATTATACAACTTTAATAAAACAAAAAATTCAAGAACAATATATTAATAGTAAAATAATTAATAGTCAAATAATTAATGAATATTTTATTAAAGAATATAATGATTATGTTAGTGGATGTATGAAACTTAAAAAAATATTTTATAAATTAAATAAATTTTGTACAAGTGATAATAAAAGTAAATCTACAAATATAATTTATTTTATATCAAATTATTGTTTTTATAAAAATGTATTAGAAAATAAATATAATGATAAATATATTCAAGATATATTAGATTTTAAAAATATTAATAACAATGAAAATAAATTAATTGAATTTGTCAATTTACTTAAAATATTTGGATTCTATAATAATTTTGTAAAATCTTTTCAATCAAATACTATTATGTTACAAGAAAATACATCATTCGACATTAGTAAGAATATTACAGATATGAATATTTATAAAAATATTGTAGAACAAATTGATCAAAATATTCAATCTTTCTTTTCAAAAAATGATAGTCTTGAAAAAATAGTTACAAATAGTGTTAATTCTATTAAAATATTTTCTGATATGAAAGATAATATTAATTTTATGCTTGCTTATCGAGATTTTCTTAAAACACGTTTAATGAATAATTATAATTATGATATTGAATCTACTTTACTAAATTCATTTAGTATTAATAGTAATGTTGATATTTTTCTTCAAATGAAACTTTTATTAAATGATATATATAATTCCCAACAGATTGATAATTGTATTAAAAATAATAAAAATCTTAAAATTACTATAGTCTCTGATAAATATAAAGATCTTAAATTAAATTCTATTGATACATCATTAAAATATCTTAATGAATATCTATGGACTGATCTAAAACCTAAATATAAAGTATCTACACTTGATACAGGTATAAATTTTTATTATGATATATATTCTAAAGTTATTAATGTAATTTATAAAAATAAAAAAACATTTGATATTAATTATAGTAAATCAATTGTAAATTATACTCTTACTATTGAAGAAGATAAATTTACTGTTAGATCAAATATCATTCAATATATGATTATTAATAAAATATTAAAAAAACATGATTATAGTGTTAAAAATCTTGAAACAGATTTTGGATTAAATCTTGCTGATATTAATTCTGATCTTAATAGTTTATTCACATCTAAACTATTACGTAAAAAACTATTAATTGATACAAATGATATTCTGATTGAATTAAATCTTTTCTATAAAGTAGAATCTAAAAATACAACTAATTTTATTGATCTATATGATTTATATGAAAAAACAGAAAAATTTTTGGAATATCGTAAATCATTCAATCCTACTGAATGTAAAACAACATTATATGATTATATATTTAATAATCAATCACAATATTTTTCCATTGAAGAATTATCTGACTTTTTATTAAAACAAAATATTGCAGCATTTTCCAATGAAATTAAACAATATCTAAATGAATTTATATCTACAAATAATGTAAATTGTGTTAATAACAAATATCATTTTAATAAACAAAATCATAATGAATTTGATTCTGAAACCGAAGAAGTTGAAGAAGTTGAAGAAGTTGAAGAAGTAGAAGAAGAAGTAGAAGAAGTAGAAGTCGAAGAAGAAGTGGAAGAAGAAGTAGAAGAAGTAGAAGAAGAAGAAGTTGAAGAAGAAGTAGAAGAAGTAGAAGTCGAAGAAGAAGTAGAAGTCGAAGAAGTAGAAGTAGAAGAAGTAGAAGTCGAAGAAGAAGTAGAAGTCGAAGAAGTAGAAGTAGAAGAAGTAGAAGTCGAAGAAGAAGTAGAAGTCGAGGAAGTAGAAGAAGAAGTTCTTGATTTTGATAATATGTTAGATGAATTTTATAAGAATGAACAACAATTTTATAATAAATATATAATTAAAAATGAATTACAAGAATTTATACAATTATGTACTGAAGAAAATTTTCATTCTGTTGCAAATAAAATTAATGAATATTTAAAAAAAGAAGTTCAAATTACCAATAACAATGTTTTAAGTCAGGAACAAATTTATAATATATGTACAACAATATATTCTAATAATTTTGATGATTTAATGAGTGTTCAAAATTTATCAAAATTAATTAATAATACAGAAGATATTAACGAAAAAAATGATTATATTACAATTAGAGACGAACATCTAATTAATATTATTTCCGCAAATAAAGATATACATGATATTTTTGTTTCATCAAATACTGATATTTTAAATGCTCTCAATAATTATCAAATTATTATACCTACTGAAATTAAAGAAAATCTAGAGAAAAAACAAGAAAAAAAGCAAGAGCAAGAACAAGAGCAAGAGCAAGAGCAAGAGCAAGAGCAAGAGCAAATTGATGTATTAGATATTAATAATATTGATGAATCAGATTTTGAAAATGATGATTATATTCCAAATATTAAATCTGAACCAGAAGTACAAACACAACCAGAAACACAACCAGAAACACAACCAGAAACACAACCAGAAACACAACCAGAACTACAAGCACAACCAGAAGTACAAATACAATCAGAAGTACAAACACAACCAGAAACACAATCAGAAGTACAAACACAACCAGAAACACAACCAGAAGTACAAACACAACCAGAAGAAAAAGATGATGATTCAACAAATACAAATCATACAGTAAAAGTTACTACAGTAAAAATTAAACCAAAAAATATTATGATTGGTAAAAATTCTGGTGTGATTAATAATAATCTTGATAATATAAATAATGTTATTGATGATGAAACACCAAGAAAAAAAACAAAAAGAAATAATCATAAAAAACATTAAATTATTATGAATTTTTATATTTTTTTATTATCAATTATTTATAATATAATTAACTTTTTTTAATAAAAAAAATTGAATCCTATATATCTTATTTATATTAACTTAATTATAATATTATAAAATAACAATGGCAGTATCTTTTATTACTAATGATGATGAATTTACAAATATTAATACAAATGTTAATGATACAGATGATATTGATTTTGGTATTGAAGAACAAAATCTTACAATTATATATGATGATAATATTCAATTAGAACAAGATGAAAAAAATAATCCTTTTTATGTTGGAATAAATGGTGGTAATCTTAAAACATTACAATGGGCTGATATATATCGAAATTATAATTCTGTTATAATTATGACTCTATCTTCTGTCATCTCTTCATCAAATATTGATAAAATTTTTAAATATAAAATTAAAAAAAATGAATTAAAAGATATATCTGGAATTACATTTTTTAGAATAAATTTAAATATTTTAAAGAACAAAGATCATTACTATAAAACAAATATTGTTAATAAAATTGATCTTCAAGAATTATTTCCAGATGTAATATTTAATGAATCGGAATTAGTTCTTTGTATTTTTGAAATGAATGAAGAAAATACACGTAAATATTGTGATATGTATAAATTACAAGAAGAACTAGATGATATTTCAATTAAAGTAGATATGTATCAATATTATCTAAAAGATAAAAAATTAAATCATTCTCTAAAAGATGTATTTACAAATCTAAAAGATAATATTTATTGGACTAAAAAAGATAATTTACAATTAAATATGACTCACACATTTATTGGTCGTGAATTTAATAATCAACGTATTATTTCAAATGCAGAATTTAAAGTAGTATCTGTTCGAAAAGAAAATGAAGTTAATTATAAAACATTAAAAACAGGTAAAACATATAATGAATATCCACTTGGAGATACACCAACTGAACAAAATGAAAATAAATCAAATATTACACATGTATCAGTAAAATCAAATTTTGTTGACCCGTCTGTTGTTATTCGTGGAAATAAAAATGGTAAAAAACGTACTTTTTACAGTTCTTCTGTAAATAAACTATCAAATAAATATATTTGTGATATATTTAGTAATCTTGATAATGAAAAATTAAAATATGATATGCTAAATAATTTTATGGTATCTAAAGATTATTGTCATCTTATTGTTAATAATAAAGATGTACTTGAAAAATCATCAGATATTATAAATAAATATCTTCATGTATTCAAATATACTTTCGGTTATACATGGCTTACATTATATCTTGAAGAATGTTTAGCCAGAGGGAAAACTCAAAAATCAAATCGCTTTACATATGATATACATACTGCAAATAAATTACCAGTATTTCCTTTCACTTATAGTGATATTAAACAAAATCCATATGTAACCGTATTAATAGATGATATTGAACTTACACAAAATAATATTTTTGGATTATCATTTAAGGATAATTATGATGGTTATGGTGTAACTGATTTAGAAACATTTAAACGTCGCTTTAATATATTTATGTCGGGAAGTCCAGATATTGATCCACTCAAAGGTTTAGATTGGTCTAAATTTGCTGTATCTGGTTCTACAATTCCGGCATGTCTTCAAAAGAGATCATTACTATTAGATACTTTTATATCTAATGCAAATAATGATGAAACGATTGGATTTAAAAATTATATAAATAAATATTATTCGGGTTCAGATGTTGATTTAATGTCAAATGAACCAAACCTTGTTAAATATCTAAATAATGTTAGTAATATTTATAATTTACTTAAAACAAATCTTAATGCGTCAGATTCTGATATGAGATATGAATTTGTCAAGAATTTTGCTGTATCAATTACCAAATACTTTTTTGAAGATTATCTTGCTGATTTTAATAATACTTTTGGTATGAATGTTGATCTTGAACAATTTCAAAAAATGTCTGAAGAAATGATTTTTAAACTATACATCTATCAAAAATATATTGAAGTTAAAAATATTATGACAAAGAAAATTTTAACACCAGAAAATATTAAAAATAATTTCATAACTGAATATATTATTCCATATAGTTATGAAAATATGAATATTTATGTTGTTGATCCAAATAATTATGAAAATTATCAATTACAAGATAGTGAAATTATATATTATCGTAACGACTTTGGTAAAAATCTACCAGTAAAAGAAAATAAAATGGTTATTAAATTTTCAGAAGCAGTTCGTATTAAATTATTCTGTAAGGATACAAAGATTGAAACATTTAGAATTAAAGATCATGATTTCTTTGGAGCGATTGCCAGATTTCATTTTCCATGTGTGCGTGCATATTATAGTGGTGATAATGTTTATATGTTACCAAGCTGTATAACTGCAATGATGACCGGATTAAATATTGAATATAAATATTTTGCAGGAATTCGTAATCCAATAGATATTATTAATAAATATCTACAGAGAGGATTTGGTGTATTATTAAATAAATTTGAAATAAATCTATTTCTAGAATATAATAAATCTCTTGATGATACTAATCCACTAAAATATAAAGATAATAACGATAAAAATTTATTACTTGGTAAAAAAAATATTAAGAATAAAATATTTAATATTGATTCTACAAATGTTGATCTTGGAAATCTTATAGAAACTTCTGATCAACTTAGTGTATATTATCAAAAATATATTAAAAATTCTTGTATTGATTGTCTTAAAATGACTGCTATTAATAAGAATGGTAATATAAATAAATTTCAACCAGCATATGTACAACTGTGTTATGATGAAATGAATTAAAATGGCGTTTATTTATTATAATTAATATATTTTTTTATGTTATAATGGATAAAAAAATTAAATATCTATCATATAATAAAATAATTTTTAATAATATGAATGGTGAATTAATAAATAATTATGAATTCCTTCAAAAAGTATGCAATATTGATACCACGAAATATGATTATATTTATTTTATAAATAATGGCTGGGCTGGAGCATATTTATTAGTAAAAAATAATAATTATCGATTTATAGAATGTGGATCGGGTAACCCAATAATATCCGATACTGATGGTAAAGTAATAATAGAATAAAATTAATAGAATAAAATTAATAGAATAAAAAGTATCTTAATAATTATTTTAATAAAAAATAATTATTTACAAACTTTTTGTAAAAGATGGGGCTTTAATAAAAAGTATCTTAATAATTATTTTAAGAAAAAATAATTATTTACAAACTTTTTGTAAAAGATGGAGCTTTAATAAAAAGTATCTTAATAATTATTTTAAGAAAAAATAATTATTTACAAACTTTTTGTAAAAGTTTTCTTACATACTACACAAGTATAGAATACAGTTGCTGGTTCATCAATACATCTTGTTTGTGTAATATAATAAATATGTTTACGTTCTCCACAACGTGCACATCTATATTCATCAGTGGTATTGACATGAGAAAGTGTATCATCGCGTAGATTATTTTTATCAATAATTGATTTCCATCTTGCGGGATGTATCTGATACATATGTAGAAATGCAACAATTTGTCCAGATATTTTTGAACTTAATATATCATGAATTAAAGTTTTATTTTCAATATGTTTATTATTTTTATCTAAATTTAACATTATATTTTCTAATTTATCATTATAAGTCATTTCAAAAAAATGATATGGAAACCCATTAACGTTCACATAATTTAGAGCAAATTCAAAAATTCCTTTTTCTATTTCTTCTGATATTGAATAACAATTTATAAATTCATCTATTTTTTTTATATTTTCTTTTCTATTAACATGATCTTCTGCATATTTTACAAAAGGCGATGGAAGTAATAGAGAATTTTCCATAATAAAATCAAATCTTTTAAGATATTCTTTATCAAATGAAAAATTTGTTATATCGAGATCTGTATGTTTATTTTCTTTATTTTCTTTATTTTCTTTATTTTCTTTATTTTCTCTATTCATTTTTATATATTAGTTTTAATTATAATTATGATTTTAAATGATATTTTTTCATTTTTTTTATTATATTATAATATAATATATGACATCTACAAATAATATATCAGGAGATTCGGGAGACACAATAAATATATGGCAAACTATTGATGATATTATTCATTATCAAAATATTAATACGGGTGCTAGTGGTACTATTGATTTTAATCAACCTGGTTGTAATATTATAAATAATACACCTAATCCAACATCGTATTTAATAATTAATTTTACATCTAATATTAATTTGAATAGTTCAACACAATACTTTATAATTGGTTCACAATATATTTTAATAGATGGTTTAAATTATACTATTACGATTACGATTAATACTGGTGATAATTATTTAGGTTTAGTACAAAATAGTACTTATGGTAATATAACAATACAAAATATAAAAGTTGATGGTATTAATAGTACTTTGAGAACAGGTGGAGGATGGATTGGACAATCTTTTTTTAAATATGGTAATTTTACTAATTGCTCTTCTAATGGTCCTATTGGTATTAGTACTAATCCTGGATGTGGTGGAATTGTTGGTTATGGTGCTAGTAATGGTAGTAAAGTAACCGCAACCAATTGCTATTCTACTGGAGCTATAAGTAATCAATCTGGTGGTATATTTGGTTCGAATGCTGGTTATATTGGTATCGCAACCGCAACCAATTGCTATTCTACTGGACCTATAAGTGGTGGATCTGGTGGCATATTTGGTTCTGATGCTGGTTATAGTACTGCTAGTGTTATTGGTATCGCAACCGCAACCAATTGCTATTCTACTGGACCTATAAGTGGTGGATCTGGTGGCATATTTGGTTCTGATGCTGGTGCTGGTGGCGGTGGCGGTACAGCAACCGCGACTAATTGCTATTCTACTGGGGCTATAAGTGGTGAATCTGGTGGCATATTTGGTTCTGGTGCTGGTGCTGATGCTGGTACCACAACTGCAACAAGTTGTATGTATAATGGTACTTTTGATCCAACAAATACAACTACATATGGTCAACTTGCAGGATCTAAATCACAAAATATAACACCGACAAATATAGTCGGATTTATAAATAAAATATAATAAAAAAATTTGAAAAATATATATTTAATAATACAACATATAAGTTTAAATATTATATTATATAATATCATGTATAAAACAAATAGTTCAACTAGATCAAATATAACTAATAGATTAAACAGATTAAATAGATTAAATATATTTAATTCTAATGATAAAGTTTTATTAAAAAATAATATTGATTCATTAAATGATAAAATAAAGAAAAAATCATTTGAATTATTTAAACCAACATTAGAAGATAGAAAAAAAATAACAAATATTATATTAAAATTTATTAAAGATAATAAAAGAAAAATCTATGGTGGCTATGCAATAAATAAATTAATACAAAATATTAACATAAATGATAAAATATATGACGATAATGATTTTCCTGATATTGATTTCTATTCACCCGATCCAAATTCTGATATTATTAAATTATGTAATATTTTATATGATGAGTTAACTATAAAAGATGAGTTAACTATAAAAGATGAGTTAACTATAAAAGATAAAGTAAGAATAAATGGTAAAGAAGCGAAACATGAAAATACATATAATATATTTGTAGATTTTGAATTATATTGTGATATAACATATGTACCAAATAAAATATATAATAAAATAAAATTTATTGAAATAGATAATATTAGATACGTGCATCCACATTTTATTACAATTGATTATTTAAAAATTATATCTGATCCAATTTGTAGTAATTGGCGTCTTGAAAAATCATTAAATCGTTTAATTAAATTACAAGAATATTATCCATTATATTCAACTAAAAATAAAATAAATTTGTCTCCATCCGACAACGATGTTATAATTAATAATTGTTTTGATACAATTCTAGATAATATCGATGATGATAATATAATAATTGGATTTTATACATATAATTATTTTGTATCTTATACAAAATTAGATAATAAAATTAATTTTCCTTTTTTAGAAATTATATCAAAAAACTATGTTGAAGAAACGAATAAGATAATAAATTTATTAAAAGATAAATTTAAAGATAATAATATTTCACATGTAGAATATTATCCATTCTTTCATTATCTTGGTAATTCGACTGAAATATATTTGAATGATGAATTAATATGTATAATTTACGATTATAATAACAAGTGTTATTCATATCAAAATGTTACACATAATAATAAACAGATAAAAATAGGTTCATTCTCTTTGATATTATTATATGCAATGATAAACAATTTTCGATACAGAATATTTGATGATAATAATATAGAAAATTTATACAAAATATTAATATCACAAATGATACAATTACGTAATAGATATTTTATAAAAACAAAAACAAATATATTTTCAGATACAATGTTTAAAGATTTTATACTTGATTGCATAAGTCCAGATATTAATCCAGATCATCAAATATTAATTAAATATGAAAAAAGAAGATTAAATAATAAACCATCTATATATATTTATGATCCTAATAAACAGCGAAAAGAAGAAAAAGATAACTTCTTTTTTAGAAATTTATCAGGTAATGAAATAAAAAATATTAAACATCTTCGATTAAATAAAAAAATAACTGATGATACAGATGAAGAAGAGATTATTAATGATAACAATGATGATAATATAGATAATATAGATGATATAGATGATATAGATGATATAGATGATATAGATGATATAGATAATATAGATAATATAGATTACAATAATATTGTAAAAATAGTTAACTAATAAAAATATATATATATTATTATATTATGGATACACAAAATAATTTACAAAATGTTGATAAAATTGACGTAGTTACAAATGTTATTAAAACTTACGTAGTTACAGATGTTGATAAAATTGACAATACATCAAATATTTTATTAAATAATTTAGATGAATTATATAAATATATAAAATCAATACATGAAAATAAAATTACAACATTAAATATAATTTTAATAACGTCAGAACTAATACAAATTGTTGAAAAATATAAAAATCTAACAGGAGGACAAAAGAAAATGCTTGTTATAAATGTAATAAAAAAAATAATTAATGAACAAGTTTCATCAGAAGAAGAAAAAATTGCATTAAATTTAATTATAAATAATGTTGTTCCACAAGCAATTGATGGTTTTGTTGATGCAATTAATGGTGTTGTTAAATTTACTAAAAATATAAAACCTAATTTTTTCAAAAAACTATTTTGTTGTTGTTAACTTATAAAAATAGTTAACTTATAAAAATAGTTAACTTATAAAATAGTTAACTTATAAAAAAAAGTGAATTTTATTTATTTAAAACCATAATAATATTATTAATATTATTAAAATGGAAGAATATGATAAATATATTTTAAATGAAAAAAATAAATATATATCAATAGAATTTATTGAAAATACATTAAAAAAGTATAATATAAATCATAAAGTTAAAAATATAAATAATTTTCAATTAGCATTTGTTCATATATCATATTTAAAAAATCAACAATTAACAGATAAATTTATAAAATTATTAAAAGAAATTATACCTATAGAAAATAATCTTATTAAAAAAACAATACCTTTGCAAGATAATTCATATGAGGTTTTAGAATTTTTAGGAGATGCTGTTATACATGCAGTAATAGCAGAATATCTATTCAAAAGATATCCTGACAGAGATCAAGGATTTTTAACCACAATACGTACAAGATTAGAAAAAGGAGAAACATTAAATAAATTTAGTAGAAAATTAGGTTTTGATAAATATGCTGTTATTTCACGCAATATAGAATTTGCTGGAGGACGTAATAATAATATTAACATAATGGAAGATATATTTGAGGCATTTATTGGAGCTTTAAAATTAGAAACTAATTTTGAAACTTGTCAAAAATTTATTATAAATCTTATAGATTCTGAAGTTGATTTTGCAGAATTAATTTCAAAAAATGATAATTATAAACAAATATTAATGGAATATTATCACGGTATTGGATTTAGAACAACGCCAACATATCATTTAATAAAAACAATAGAAGATAAACCAAAAAAATTTGTAATGTTAGTAAAAAGTCCAGATAATAAAGATCTTGGTACTGGAACATCTACATCTAAAACAAATGCTGCACAATTTGCTGCAAAAGAAGCATTAATAAAATTAGGAAAAATCAATAATGATGATAATAGTGATGATGAATTTTATAATATTGAATAACTTTTTTTAGTTAACTTTTTATACATTAATACCTGCATATTCAATAATATTAATAATTAAGATGGTTAACATGATTAAACCAACAGACCCATATTTTACTGGTGCATATGGTACAAATTTTACAATAACAAATCCAATGATTGTTAAAATTAACATAACTAAAATATATACTGTGTTACCTTTTGTATAACTGTTATTTTTAATTTGTCCACCTAAATAGAAAATTATGCAAATTACAGTTAAAATTAAAAATATTGTATCAATCATTTTTATATAAATAATAATAAGAAAAAAAATATATTTTATATTTAGAAAATATAATACTATTATATAATATAATATATGTCATATCAGAAAAATCGTGAAAAATATATTGATCTTAAAATAAATGGTAGATTATTTCCAACATGGGTTCTTGCAAATTTTCCAAAATTTAAATTACCAGAAATTATACAAGATGAAAGTTACGATGCCTGTTCAAAAACAGCAGAAGATAGATTAAGAGAATATCAAGTTTTTGTATCTAAATATCTTGATTATAATTCTCCATATCGTGATATATTAATTTATCATGGTCTTGGTTCAGGAAAAACTGCATCAACTATTAATTTATATAATGTTTTATATAATTCCACACCAGGATGGAATGTTTTTATATTATTACCAGCTACACTTCGCGCAGGATGGATGAAAGAATTAGAAAAATGGTTACAATTTGAAGATAAAAAATATAGATTAGATAATATTAAATTTATTTCATATAATGCACCGAATGCAGATAAAGCCTTTATGGATGCAGTAAAAAATGCAGATACATCTAAAAAAAATTTATATGTTATTGAAGAAACACATGTTTTTATAAATAACGTATACTCAAATATTTCATCAGGATCGGGTAAACGCGCACAAACAATCTATGATTATATTTTACAAGACAAAAAAGAAAATGAAGGTGTTCGTGTTGTTTTATTAACTGCAACACCCACAGTTAATAAACCTTATGAATTGGCATTAATTTTTAATTTATTACGTCCTGGAAGTTTTCCAAAATCAGAAGCACAATTTAATCAATATTATATAAGTATAACATCGGGTGGATTAGAAATGTTAAATCCATTATATAAAAATAATTTTCAACGCCGTATTCTTGGTTTAGTATCATATTATATTGGTTCAACACCAGATTATTTTGCCAGAAAAACTTTAACATATGTTGATATTCCCATGGCAAAATATCAAGATGAAATTTATGAATATTTCGAACAATTAGAAGATTCATTTTCAAAAAAAAGTAAACAAAAATCACAAACATATATGTCTTATACACGTCAATCGTGTAATTTTGTATTTCCTGCAATGAGCCAAGGTGTAACTGGAGAAGCACGTCCTCGTCCACGTAATTTTAAATTAGCAGATAAAATTGATAAAGGTGATCTAGAAATGGATAAAGATGATGATCAATATTATGATGTTAGTGATTATTTAAAACAAATCGATAAATTTATTACAACATTTGATTCTTATCTAACGCAAAAAATGTATGATGATAAAAATAAAAATTATACACTTATTGATGATGTAAAAAATATTAGAGAAAAATATAATTATAATTTAACAGAATTTTTTCAAAAAGAAGAAAAAAAATCATCATTAATAGAAACATTATATTCATGTTCAGCAAAATTTCTAATGGTTATTATTAATATTCTCAGATCTCCAGGTCCTGTTCTTGTATATTCTAACTATGTACTGATGGAAGGTTTACAAATATTTAAAATGTATCTAAAATATTTTGGTTTTTCATCATTCAAAGATTTAAATACAGGTACATCTGGATTTAGATATATTGAATATCATGGTGGTATAGATAAAGAAGAACGTTTTAAAAATGTAGAACAATTCAATGTTATTGAAAATAAGGATGGATCTGTTGTTAAAATTATTATGATTTCTCCTGCAGGAGCTGAAGGTTTATCACTAAAAAATACTCGTCAAGTACATATTATGGAACCATATTGGCATGAAGTACGTATTAAACAAATGATTGGTCGTGCTATTCGCTTGTGTTCGCATAAAGATTTACCAAAAGAACAAAGAGTTGTTGAAGTATTTAGATATAAATCTATACGTAGTATAACCAATAAAAAATTAACAGCTGATCAATTAATTGAAAGTATGGCACGTAATAAAGAAGGTTTATTACAATCATTTGAAGATGCTATAAAAGAAGCAGCTATTGATTGTGAATTATATAAAGCGCATAATTTATTAGTTAATGATTATAAATGTTTTAAATTTGATGAAAAATTATTATTTGAAGAACAAATTGGACCAGCTTATAAAGATGATTTACAAGATGATTTAAAAATGAATATTGGTAGCAATAGTACAAATTCTAAAACTATGAGAATTAAAGTAATAAAAATAAAAGCAGTAAAAATTCTTTCTAAAGAGGGTGAAACTAATACATATTCTGAACCAAAACAATATTGGTATAATCCTGATACAAATATTGTATATGATTTTAATTTAAAATATCCAATTGGTAAAGTTGGTGTAGATAATGATAATTTACCATTAAAATTATCATCAGATACATATATAATAGATAAAATAATTCCAATACCACATATTGATTCGAAATAATTTGAAATAAAATAAATCTTAATATATTTTTTGTTACTATATTTTATAGATGTTTAGATCAATAATAAATTCTTATGATTCATGTATAATAACATCAACATCAACATCAACATCCACATCAACATCAACATCAACATCATCAACTAAAATTATATTTTCTGGACAATATGAATTATGTGATAAATATAAATATATATATCTATCAGCTTTAATATTACCTGTTACATATGCTATAAATGATACAATAACTATATATTATACAAATGATATTACAACACCTATTAATATTAGTTATACTGATATTTATAATATAAATATACCTCTACAAACATTATTAATTACACAAAAAGATAAATATTTTAAAATAGAAATAACATCTAATAATAATAGTACACAAATAAATCGAATATATAAAACATATTTAACAAATGATATTAATAAAATTTATGGAAATTCCGGTTATCCATTAGAAATAAATCTAGATGGTAGTATTAATACAATTAGTTTAACCAAATTAATTACAGATAATGTAATTTTTACGGATAATTATAGTTCTAGTATAAATATAAGTAATGCAAAAAATATTACAATATATGGAAATTCTACAAATGATATTGTGCTATCCTTACAAATAGAAATAAGTAATAATAATTCAAATTTTTATGGAACACAATATATTTATAAAAATTCAGCTGGTGGAGATTTTGGATTCACATTACCATCTATTTCAGCAATGTATTTAAGATTAAAAAATAGTACAAATGATAATATTAAAACATGTTTTATCAGTTATATTAAATAAAAATATTTTTTATTATCGTTTATTATCTTTTATTTATCTGTAATTTTTACCAGTATTCATTTGATTTTCACATACTCCAAGTTCAAATTCCATTGACATTTGAACAGTAGATCCATATTTTGAATAAAAATCAGATTCAGTACCTGATGTACCATTTACATCAGACACATTTAATGGAATTTGTTTTCCATTTTGTGTAAGAGTTAGTAATGTGAATAATAATAAATTTGTATCTTGTGGTATTGGATAACCATAATTTGTATATGTTTGTTGAATAGCATATGATGTACCAGCATTAGTTTGTGGTTCAACTGGTTGTGTACCTGTTGTTACTGGTTGTTGTTGTGGATTTGGTGGTAAAAATATTTCAATTGTCATTTTTGATAAATTTTTAAGATCATCATCATAAAATATTTTTATTGGTTGTGTTGAAATCCATAAATCATTTATGGCATCAAAATAATTTGAATCTCTATATAAGATAAAACAATTATTTTTTATATCTGCATTTGTAGAATAAAAATTATCATTTGCTATTTCTTTTATTCTCATAATTAAATATCTATAATTACCAAGAATAGTTGCTCCAGTAGCAGTTAAACTTAGTGGTCTATATTCACGATTTGTATTACTCTCGTCAGAAGTATAAGTATATGTTATAATACGTGGTAATGTTATATATTTTAATTTAATATATTTGACATTTCTAAATTGTGTATCAATTCTTGGTCCAGGTGCACCTGAATAAGATACAGTATTAAATAAAAATCCATTTTTATTCTTTGGATTATTTATATTATTTATACTACTATTATTAGCTTGTGTTATAGTTGATGAACCAGCACCACCAATTGATACTGTAAATTGGTATGGATTTGGATATAAATTTATATCTCTATCACAACTATCTATATGAATAGTATATTCTGTTATTACTTCATTCACTACATTTTCACCTATATTATTAATTATTGTATTACCATAATTTTTTGTATCTCTTGGTGGAATTAATGTTGCTTGATTTTTAAATGCATTATTAAAATTAGTACCTTCAAAACCATTTGTATTAAAGGTATTAACTGTATAATGTGATGGATTTTTAAATCCTGTAAAATTATTCAAACTCATATATAATAGAAATATAATAATATTTTTATTATATTAACGAATATTATTATGTGTTAAGTAAATATTTTTATTATAATTTATAATAAATATAGAATGGATGATATTGTAAATATAATTTATTCCGATAAAAATTTATCAAAATTAAGTGAAAAATTTTCATCATTTTTTGATGATATCGGTGATTCTCAAACAGCACAAAATGCATGTAAACAATGGTTGAGAAAAAAATTAACAAATATTTTAGAAAATAATAAAAATAATATTAGAGGTAGTAATAAAAAAGATATAATAAAAAAACTAAATTCTGATTGTCTACGTGTTGCTGTTAATGAATATAAATCACATCAAACTGGAAAAACATCTGGACAAAATTTAAATAATTATAAAATACAAAGAGAAAAAGATCTACACGGTAATAGAAAGGTTAAAGTAGAAAAAAGACCTAAATATCGTGATGAAAATAATAATAATCTTGGTTCTATTAGTGATACTGGTGGTTACGCAAATTTTTCTTCAAATGGTGAAGGTGAATTTATAGGTGCAGATGGTACCATTGGAAAAAAAATGTTTTTTGGTAATATAAATGATATGATACAACAGGATGATAGAAAATCAGCAGCAGATGATATGGAGAGACGAATGATGATGAGAAAATCTGATTATGATGGTGGTGGCAATTTTAATATGATGGGTGGTAATATGGGAGGTAATATGGGAGGTAATATGGGAGGTAATATGGGAGGTAATAATGGTTTTATGGGAGGTGGAGGATTTAATAATATGATGTATAATGCAAATATTGGACAAAATAAAAGACCATCTGAAATAAATTTTAGATTAGATGGATCAGATTCTCGTATGGATATGAATGTGAATCAAAATAATATGATGGGTGATATTAATGATATAAATAATATGGATCAAATGAATATGTTTAATGGAATGGATTCAAATTCTGGTATGGATCAATTTAGTATGTTTAATCAATATGGTATGAATGGTGATCCAGTTAATAATATGAATAGTATGAATGGTATGAATAATATGAATAATATGAATAATATGAATAATATGAATAATATGAATAATGGTATGAATAATGGTATGAATAATGGTATGAATAATGGTATGAATAATTTGAATAGTATGAATAATATGAATAATATGAATAATGGTATGAATGGTATGAATAATATGAATAATATGAATAATATGAATAATGGTATGAATAATATGAATAATGGTATGAATAGAAACTATGACCAAAGATCTAATAAAAATAATAAAATGAATCAAATGAATCAAATGAATCAAAATTTTTCAATGGGTGGTAGGGAGGGAACAAATGAAAATAATATGAATTTAACAAATAAAGTAAATCAAATGCGAAATCAGATAGCACAAAATATTGGATTAGATCCGCAAGCTTTATTACATATGTCGGCAGAAGAAATAGAAAAACAAATTAAAAATTTAGCTAAATCAAAAACAGATGAATATATAAAACATAAAAAACAAGAATCTGAAACAGAATCTGAAGAATCAAATAGTGAAGATGAAAAAGAAGATAAGAAGAAAAGATTATTAAAAATGTTAATAGATTTAAAAAAAAAAAATTTAAATAAAAATAAAGGTTTAAATAAAGCAGTAACCGAATATAAGAAAGGCAATAATAAATCTGATAATGATTCCGATAATGAATCAAAATCAGAATCAGAATCAGAATCAGAATCAGAATCAGATTCTAATACAGATAATAATTCATCTAATAGTGATTCATCTAAAACGAAAAAATCACATAAATCACACAAATCACACAAATCACACAAATCACACAAATCACACAAATCACAAAAATCAAAAACTAATATATCAAAATCAAAAATAACATCTACAAATGCAGAAAAACCAAAAAAATCAGTTAAATTTGCAGATAAAATTAAAACAAAACATGCTAATATAAATGATTCAAATGATTCAAATGATTCAGATAATTCAATAGACATACAATCCAATAATAATCAAGATAATGATTCAATTGATGAAGAAATTGTAAATAACAAAACAACTAATAAAAATAATAATAAAACAACTAATAAAAATAATAATAAATCTAATAATTTATCAGCAAAATCAAATAAATCACAAGAAAAAAAAGTTCAAAAGAGAGAGCAATGTATTATTAAATTATCACCAGATGAATCAAGTGATGGAAAAGATCTTGAACCAAAATATTATGCTGATTTTATGATTGATTTAAAACAAAAATTTAATAGAACGTATAATAATATTACAGATTTATCATTAAAAATAAAAAAAATTAATTCAATTACACCTGAAATAGATGAAACATGTAATAAATTAAATATTATTTTTGAAGATGAAACTAAAAAAATAGAATTAGATAATGGTATATATACACTCGATGATTTGGTAGATGGTATAACTGAAAATTTAGAAGATGTACATATAGTATGTAAAAAAGACAAAAAAAATAGAGTAATAATTGAAAATACAGATGGAGACGATTTTATAATAGATTGTTCAGAAGAATCTTTTGGTAAATATTTAGGTTTTACAGAAGAAAAATATGAAAATTCTTCAAAATATATTTCAGAAGAACCATCATCATTATGTAATAATTCTATATATATATATATTGTCAATATTCACCAAGATAAACCATTCTGTAAAATAGATTCAGATAAAAATGTTAAACTATTTTATAATCCAAAACAAATAATTGAAGAAATTGATTGTTTAATTATTCAAATAAAAAATATTGAAACAAATGAAGAAACTAATTTTCATGATTTTAATGGTAAAAAATTTGAATTTGAATTAATATTTGAATGTGATAAAAGTTAAAAAGTTGAAAAAAATAGATTTAATCAATAATTAAGATGAATATATTATTAAACAATATGTCAAATAATATATTAAGTGATGATAAAATGAAAGTAATCGATATAGTATTAGATATGTATCCACAATTAAAAAAAAATAAAATAGATATAGTAAATGCAGTTTACGGAAAATTAGTTAGATCATATAATTATGTTTTTACAAAATTTTTTATTGCTAATAAAGAATATTATATAGATCCAAATGATGCTATTTATAATAAACAATTAAATTTTAAAGGATTTATTGCGAATAAAAAAATATATCTAATTGATGATATTAATGACGAAATTATTAAAGAAACTGAAGAAAACAAAAATTATAAATAGTTGATTAATTTATAAATAGTTGATTAATTTATAAATAGTTGATTAATTTATAAATAATTAATATTTTTTTTCTTTTTTTTTATTATATGACAGATGCTGATAATGTATGTATAAATACTGATGTTTTAGAAAGTATAAGCACTGATAAAGTTAAACCAAAAAAAATTGATGAAATGAAATGTGCTCCTGGAAAAAAATTTGAAGCAGGCTCTTGTATTACCTTACCAATATTGATTGAAATGGCAAAGGCATATAATAAAGTACATGATAATAAAATAAAATTAAGTTGTAAATCAGAATTAATACATAAAAATCGTTATAAAAAATATTTATTAAAAAATATAAATGATAGATTTAAAGATGTTTGTACAGATCAATTATGTTGGACAAAACAAGATTTTATTAAACAAATGGATGATATATTACGTGAACAATTAGAAAAATATACAGTACGACCATTAGGACCAAATGGACGTTTTGAATGGTTAAATACAATTAATATTGATGAAGTTATGGATCAATATGAAAAGGTTCATAAAGATTTTATATATTTAGGGGCAGTGCCAATGGATTTTCAAAAACTTGATTTAGATGGACTTTCTAATATTAATCTTGATAAACATAAAAATGATGGTAAAAGTAAATTTGGTATAATATTTAATTTAGATGAAAGTTGGCAATCTGGTTCACATTGGGTAGCTGGATATTATGATATTAAAGATGGGAAAGTTTATTATTATGATTCATATGGGACATATCCAGAAAAAAGAGTATCACAATTAATGAATAAATTTTATAAATTTTATAAAAATAATAATCCAGGAAAAAAATGTGATATGAGACATAATCCAACTAGACATCAATTTAAAAATTCTGAATGTGGTGTTTATTCTATAAATTTTATTTTGCAATTATTAAATGGCAAATCATTTGATGATATTTGTAATACTAAATTACCAGATGATGAAATAAATAAATTAAGAAAACTAATATTTAGAAATGTTAATTTTAAATCTTAACTTTATATTAGTTAACTTTATTTAATTCTTTTTCTAAATTATCAAGTTCATTTAATAATATATGATCATCATTAATTGTTTTAAATTTATCAATATATTTTGATACTAAATTATATGTGTTATTTTTTTTCTGTAATTTATCTAAAAAATTAAATATTATTTTATTTTTCTTTTCTTCAATTTCATGTTTTAAATGATTTAATTCTTTATAATTTTTAGTACCATATATTAGTTTTGATTCTGATCTAAACATTGTTGAATCATGAAAATTTAAGAATAAGTATTTATATTTTTCATCTGATCGAACAAATGTTATATAACTCCATAATTCATTAAATTTATGTTTATTATCATTAAACCATTCTTTATCTCGAATGATTGTTTCACAATGTGCTCGTTTTAGATACCAATAAATAGTTCTATCATATGTATATCCTGGATTTGTTTCATTTATTTTTTTAATCTCTTCATTTGACCAAGTAATACATTCTTTCGGTGTCATTTCTATTTTAGGTGGATGAATAAATTTTGCATATTCGTGAACAATATTTAAATAATTTTGATCATCGTGTGGTCGCGAGTTATCTGTAGGTAAAATTTGTATTAGACATCCTTTTTCAAATGATGTTGTTTTTGATCTGAATGGTTCTGATCCACATGTGTCTTCTAAAAAATGATCAAAATTTTCGTATTCAGCAAGAGTACATTGCCAAAAATCACATTCATCTAAATCACAACATTCTAATTGAATCTGTACTTGATCCCAATAATATATAGGACAAATTTCTCCTTTAACATTTCCTGTTTTTTTAATAAAACGTCTAAATGGTACTTTTATTTCTAACATACGTCCAACTAATTCAGTTAAATGTATTCCATCATTTTTATAAGGTGATACAATACCATCAGGACTTGCACCTATACATTTTATTTCTGGATGTTCAACCATTCCAAATTCTTTTGTTAATACATTCATTCTATATTCATATATTGCTTTAGCAATATCTTCGTACTTTTTACCATGATATGTATTCTCATTATTTTGAAAAGTTTCTCGTGTTTTTTTAAGAATTAATTTATATCTCAATTCATAATGATTATCATCTAATACTACACCTGCATCACTTGCAGTAATTTTTCCATCACGTTGCTGAAACCATTCAGGTGATCGTTGTGCTGGATATTTTGTTGAATCTAATTTTTCAAATTGTTTTCTTCGTCTAATTATTTCAGATTTTGTAACAGTGTCATTTTTTTGAATATCGTGTATCCATTGACAACTAAATGGACCAAATAATGGATTAATATTATTATGTCTAAATGATTTATATGTATTATTATTCAATGATATAGATAGAGTATTATAATTATTATTTGTTTTATAATTTGTATCTAAAATAAAATTATTTTTTAATAAATATGAATGTTCAATAATATAATTTTTAATAGATTCTTGATTTATATTTATTTTTATATTACTATGTATTTTTATATTACTATGTATTTTTAAAGTTAAATCATCTAATAATGTATTTAATTTTTCAAGTGTATTTATATTTGTATATGTTTTGTTATAAAAAGATATTTGATTTATTATTTGATTTATTATTTTATACATTATGTATTATATATTATTATCTTATTATATAGTTATCTTATTATATATAGTTATCTTATTATATATAGTTAACTTATTATATATAGTTAACTTATTATATAGTTAATTAAATGTTAGTTTCAATTTTTTAATATATATAAGGATATATATATAAATTTTATATTATGGAAAAAGAAATAAAAAATCTATCGATTAATAATGAAATGAATGATATTACTCCTGGAAGTAAAATTTTAGTTAAATATTCATCTATAGAATATATTGTACTTGGATATGATCAATATAGAAAAAATATAATATGTGTTGTAAATTATGATGATTTTTATCAATCATCAAAATATGTTGTATTTAGTATTAATGATATAGTTAAAATATTAAAATATAATAAATTAGAAAATAATAAAAATTGTAATATATTTTTATCATAAGATAATTTTTGTAAAATTCTCTTTCAAAAAATTGATTTATCTCTAAAAATAAAAATTGAATCTTAAAATATTACAAAAGGTAAATATTATAAGATATATTATATATTTTATAATCTATAATGGACGAACCAAAAGAGTTTGTTAAAGACAAATTATTACGCTTGGATTTATCTACAGATAACATCCAACAGAAAGAGTTTGTTAAAGACAAATTATTACGCTTGGATTTATCTACAGATAACATCCAACAGAA